TCTCACCTTCATTTACTTCAACGACCACGCTCTACCCCGTGATTTCAACTAACGCTAACTTCGGCGTCATAAATATATGGACTACTTCGGGATCAGTTACGGCGAGTAGCGGTACAGTTAACGTCATCCCTTCAATAGGTGCGTGGACTTCCGTCTCTCTCTCTACGAATACCGTCCCTAACTTCCTCGTGAACGGTACAGTAAAGAGCGGTAGTGTAAGCGGTAATACAATTACACTAAGCGGGCTGACTGGTACTTCAACTGTAGTATTCCCAGACAACTTCATACCTTCTTCAACGGCTGGAGTAACGACCTACAACGCTACGTTTAACGAGATAAAGACTACGGCTTCTTCCCTAACTTTCACAGTCAACACACAGATGTTTGAAAGCGGTGTACCTGTGATAGGAGCAACTCTCGGTGAGAACTGGTATTACTACGGATTTTATTCTAGTGCTGGGAGTTACAACGTACCGTTATTCCTGACTACGTTAGCTGTAGGGAACCAGATTTATGCGAACATTCCGATGGTTGAAAGTATAACTTGGAGGGTCTCTCCTTATTGGGAAAATGGCGAACTGGTGGTGAACAGCACTGGGCCAAATGTTGCTGGTCAATACATTGCCTGGAGATATTCACCAGTAAGTAATACAATCAACGTTACTATCCACGTGACAAGTTATCCTTCTAAAAATCCATATGCAAGTATAGCATTTTATAGTACAAACACACAAGCACAAAGCCCTCTCTTTCAAAACACTCCTGCCTTTATGGTAGCATTTTACACTGGTGCTGTATATTATTTTAATGGACAATCTAATGAACTTGCAACGTTTCCGACGCCGAACCCCCCGTTCACGATGAGTGTCATCCTGACGGAGAACTCTGCGGGTAACGTTACTGTACAAAGTGTCATAATAAACGGTACGACAACTTATAACCTTAATACTAACGTGCCATTTGAGTGGAACCAAATTAATTATATAGGGATAAGAGGGGATCCTGGTAACTTATTCTACGTCTCCTACTTCGGCGTCAACTCAATTCCTTTAGTCTCTTCCTCAGGCGTCACATCCTTTAACTTCTATTCGCCGTTCTCTCTCTCCTACACTATCACAAACACTTCGATCACAGTCCAAAACACACAGCTGGTTTATGGCGAAAACTACCTCACAATTCCAGGAACTAACGGTATCATAGGGGCGTCTTTCTCATTTTATAATGTAACGTATAACGTCCCAGTCCTCGCAGTGTCCTCATCTCCTATATCCGTAACATATAACGAAACGACACTAACTTTTACAGTAATTTCCGCATCTCAGTCATTCGTAATTTCTCCTTTCGGAGTACCAGAACAGAATTATCAGTCCCTCACTGGTGGTGTAGTGATACTCCCTCAATCTGAAAAAGTGACGTTCTACGTTAATTATCAACCTAACCTGGTATCATCTTCTACCGTATCATCACCACCACCGACAACAACCACCACAACTACCACACCTACGACTACGACCACCACCATTAACCCTAATCAAGCCAGTGTTATAATAAACGGTAGTGTTTATCTTACAGCACCTTGGTTGGTTCATTATTCAATTCCGTCTGCAAACAGCAGTGTGACGGCGTACTTGATTTACAACTATTCCACAAATAAACCTGAGTTGGTTCTTTCGTCGCCGACAAACGTTAATGTGAACGTCACATTTACTGCATCTAACGGCACAGCACTGTTATCTGAAAGTGTTACATCTCCAAATACGGTAACATTACCAATGACTACTGGAAATGTTACAGTAAAGACTACGAATTCTACTGTTACCATACCCCTCACTTATCAGCGGTTTACTGTTATTTCCCTGACTAATGCTATTGCGAAGTCGCCTTTCCTAGGAGCTACTGCAATTCTTACACTATTCTTTGTATCGTTCTTCATCGGTTTCGTGTTCAGGACAATACCTAACAGTATGGCACTAGGGTCTGTTGTTTACATTACTGCAGTAGCACCTTTCCTCCTTGCCATAGGTCTCCCAATGTCTATAGTATTACTAACAGTTGTGCTTGCAGTCGTTGCCTTGATTTATTCTGTTTGGGCATTGAGGGTGACGAACGTTGGGTGACGAACGCCCAGAGTTAGCCATGTTCGAGTTCTGTCTAACTGGTTGGGCTGAAACTGTCCCTATTCAACCCCATTTAACGTGCCAAATGCTTAGAAATGCATCCGAAAAGTTTTTTAACCACCAGCTCAAACATATGTTTGAGAACATGACAGACGAATATTTCCCAAGAAAAGGAGATGTGACAGGTGGAGCAAGGCGTGTGTTGAAGGCAATACTAGACGGGAAAGTAACAAAATACCCAACAATAACGCTAAAGCTAGCTGGAATTGAGGCGAACGCAACCAAGGATGGATACCCACAAGTAAAGGAAGTGCTTCATCAAGTAGTAGAAGCAATAAGGAGTGCGGTAGATAATGCCGGCTTAAAGAAGAGAGGTATGGGGTTCCAGGACGTTGAAATTCCACCAGAAGTCCAACAGCAATACATGCCCGTAGTGCAAGAAGCATACAGGTTGCTATCAGGCATGAGAGCAGAACACATGGTTTACGAATAAGCTATCCCTTTTTTTAAAACCTTCTTTTCGAAGTAGATTACATGAAACTTTCAGAAAAGTTAGGTTCTATTCTTTCGAACGGCGATGCGAATTCTATTTTATATTCGTTTGCTGATCTTACTACATTTTTAGAACAACAAGTTAGCGAACTTGATGTAGCTGATAATAATATAATTTTTAATGAGTTGAGACGAGTAGCGGAGACCGTACTTCAAAATTACATAAAGCTTGGGTTTGACCTTGGGGATGTAAAGAACACTAGGGAATTGTTGGTAAAGGTTAATGATATTATCAATTCAAACGTTGATGACATTCTACAATTAGAACTTCGACCTACCGCATACGGTGTTGAGCAGGAAATCAACATGTTAAAGATATCTATATTAAAGGAAATTATAACACAATTTGCTAACGTGTTTGGATTGACGAAAGAACCTATAGCCGTGCCGTTACTTTATTCTGGTGGAGAAAGAAACGATGAAGAAGCTAGAAGGATAAGGGAATTATTCGAAAAGGAAAAAATTATTTTTAGCCCCTAGACTAAATTGCTATATATCTTGCCCGGATAAGATTGACCTAAAACAGACGGTACAGCTGGAATAATTCCAGAAGTTTGCACCAGGTTACTTAATTTCGACGCACTTTGGCTTGCAGGTGCTAAGCCACTCCTAGCAAGAGTATTATATAGTTGCAGTATCATTGATAATTTTTGAGTGTTTAGTTGTTCCTGCTTATGGTTACTTATTTTATAATATGCGTCCCTAATATCACTAAGTAAACGTCCAACTACAGTAGATAATGGAGTTCCATCGGGTATGTCATATTCTTGGTACAATTGAGTAACAGCACTAACTACTGGAAGCATCTCCGGGGGTATTTCTGATATTTCTGATTGAAGCGAACTTATGTCGCCTGCCTGTATCTGAGCTAACACTTGACCCTGAGATATTGTAGTAGGAGATGTGGATGATGTTGGAGATGTGGTAGAACTCGAAGTTGGGGATGTAGTAGGAGATGAAGGCGACACAGATGTTGGAGTGCTAGTTGATGACGATGAAGGAGTAGAACTGCTCTGTGAGCTAGCTCTTTCCATAGTATTAATTGCATTATTAAGGAACCGTGTATAAATAGAAGCTATAGTACCGGCTTCTGGTGTGCTATAACTAGGTAATTGTAAACTTTGTAATTCCCCAACTGTCAATGTATCGTTAGTTAGCGACTCGTATATTTGATTTAAATTATTATACACTTGCTGATACGCAGATACTCCTTCGAAACTTGTTGAAGTTTCATTTTCAAATTGTATAGCGTTTTGTAACATATTGTTAATTTGCTGAAGAGTTGACGATACGTTAGATAAAGTAGATGGCGATAGCGATTTCCCAGAAGCGTACGCAGAAATTAGTGAGAGCAACGCTTCATATACCTTTGCAAGCTCAAGATTCATGTCTTGTAGAATGTTGTCATAGAGAATTTCTTTTAGTGTGGCAACTGCTGGTAAAGAGTTTGAATATATATTATTTTGAGTAATGTATATTGTTTGGGCGTTAAAAGGAAAAAGTTGTATATTACCCGTACCCACACCAGGTACTTGTACTGTGAGTCTATCGTTTGGCGATGATATCATGGATGAAATGTCGACGTATTGATATTGTGATAGTGTATATGTTAGCGAGTTCCCATTAGTATTATCAGTTACTGTAACAGTGACGGAGCCTGGATACAAGTTTAGTAAGTACACTTCCATTTTCGCTCACTAAAACATATGTTTGAGGTGAATATAAGTTTTTTCTCTTCTCTTGGGGGAAGGTTGTCGTCAGAGGTTTAGCCTTTTGAATATGAAGCCTAATATTACGGCACCGATACTGAAGGGTAGTACTATATAGTTAGCAAAGAGCAGACCTATAGAGAGAGTAGCGAAACTAAGAAACAACGTTGAAGACCACAGTTGAGAAGAATAACGATAAGATGCTACAGCTATTGCTAGAAAACTATAGTATGTTATAATTCCGATTAGTTGATTATTTGTTGAATGTATATTAGTTGTAAATGAAGATCCGCTACTACCGTTATACTTTACATTGGTTGTATTAGTAACATTGAGTGATGCGACCTGGACTGGTTTCACTGGTAGTGGTGATGTGGAAATTGTTATCGACCTAGAGGATTCCGATACTGTAACAACTACTTGTAAGTTTGTTGGCAGGTTTGTTGGGTAATAGTTACTGGATATGAGAAGTTGTGATTGTATGTTCCCATACTGTACAACAAGGTTATACCCAGTGAAGCCTACTAGTGTTAGAGACGACGAACTTGTTAGCTTAGTTTGGTAGACTGTATTATTGTTATTGACTATTGCGTCTCCCGGAGCTGTCGTCAAACTAAGCACGGAAGACTGTAATGCTGTAGGCAAACCTGTTGCAACTGATACGATACCTGTAGTTTCATAATACAGACCGGAAGACAGTGTTGTACCGATACTTGATACCGATAGCGGTATTGTGCCATTATAATTAATATAAGGAACTATACCAGTTGACGCGACCGGGTTTGGCATAGGCGTTATGAATGTGTAAAAAGACCCTGGGTAATAATAGAAACCTATGAGATAGAATATATTGCCTATGTCTGCATAGCCAACCGCAACATCAGCTGGGAATTGCGGATTATTTACCAGCTTTGTAACAGCTGTTTGAGAGTTATATACATATACGCCTGTCGTATTTACTATCAGCCCAGCTTTGTGCAAAAAGTCAGTAAACCCAACAAGCATGTTGTAATTGATTTGTGTGTTTGTTAACGACGGCTGGATCGATATCCCTATCACATTCCGTCCATAAATTTTCAGATCAACTAAACTCACGCCTCCTACTGTGTTTACCGTCTTCCCGCTCGCGGTAACAGAATATGTGGAGCCGTTTGCATACCTGACTGAAATTGTACTACCTACTGGTATATCTTCGAAGGAAATGTAATTGGAAGACGAGTTATAAGGTAAAATATACATGTCTACATGGTTTAGGTCAAGTTTCAGATTGCTGGCTTGCACTGGTAAAGAGTACCATTTGCTATCGTTATACACTAGGATATTAGAACCGTTAAGTAACGTGGGGTTAAAGAAGTAGACTGGGTCTTCTAACAGTACGGAATTAGAACCGTATGATGCACTTTGAGATACCGCAAAAGTATCGTTAAACGTAATGGATGGTGGGGCTACAGTTTGCGGTGCTAAATATTTAGTAGAAGGGTACTGTAAAGACGCTGATGACCCAAACACAAATCCGTACATAGATGATTGTGGCAAAGCGACTTGGGCAACTTCTTCGTTCGGCATGCCTGCCACTTGGGCGTTATATGTAAATTGTGAATTTGAAATTGTGAATTGTGAGCTTTTAACGTAACCGTCGGAAGCCATAACCCAGGTCGTAGACCCGAAAGGAAACGCTGTATACGAAGGAATTGTCTGTAAGTTGGAATATGAGAAAAGGCTTATCGTAACTATACTCCCTGAAGGAATTGAGCCAGAATATATTAATTCAGGTGGCGTTACAACAGCTGAAGATTGTAAGGTGTAAAGTATAACTGCAGATGTATAACGTAACGCAGTCGTTGTAAAAGTTACAAGACTATTTTGCCCGTTTAGTACCAATGACCCACCAAGTAACGAAACGCCTGATACATTGAAGATAGATGTGTTGAGATAATAGAACTGAGTGTAAAAACTAAACACGCCCGTCGTTACGGCACTAGCTTGAGTATTTCCCCCATAAACGAAATAATAAGTTTGTGTTGAAGGAGCTGGCTCGTACCATACCAGCAAGGGAGGTGTTGCTGAGAACAAATATGAATATTCATAATAACCCAAGGAGTTTGATACGTAGTAATTTTGACCGAACACTTGGGTTTGTTGTGGAAGTGGAGCGATGTAAATTAGCCCTTGCGAAATGTTTGCGTTTACATTAACTGATATAGGTACTTCTTGTTGGATAAGACTAGCTTTTGCTGTTAACAGGAAAAACGGTAAGATAAAGAAAAATAAGTATAGCAGGATTAGGAATATGGTCTTTCTGTTAACTCTCACTCTGTTAACTCTCACCATTAAAACCATATTAAAACATATGTTTTACATGTTTAATAGTTTTCTAGAAAGTTAAGCCCATACCCATTTGATACTTGTTATAAATCTTACGATGAACCCAGAAATTATTCCTATGAAATTGATTATGCCAAGTACTAAAGACTTAAGTTTTAAATAAGACGTAAAAAACAATATTGCCACTATTTCCGAAGCATTACTAAAATGAAACATAACCACGATAATTGAAATTACCACAATATACTGAATAACTCCCCCACTAGCTGACGACATATGAAATTTAAGTAGTCTTTTCCATGTGTTTCCTATTCTCTTATCTTTAAATGTCCATACATCGTTTAACATAAAATTGAAAATTATTGAAATTTCAATTGCTAATACTAATGATATCGATATGGATAAAAGCTTAGTAGCAGATAAAAATACTAGTTCGTTCACCACTGTGCCTACCCCTCCTACTATGGCAAATTTCAGCAATCTCGACATTAAGGGTCAGTAGTTTTTCATCACATTAGGTGATGCTGTATATTGCGTATTACTGGTGACTTGAACAGACTGATTATTAACTATTTTTGGCAAAACTTGTGCTATTTGTAGGTAGACCTGTAACGATTTTACTATTTGCGGTTCGACGCCGTACATTGACGCGATGGAATTTAACACATCTGGTTGAATTTGTTGTGCAATTTGATATGCCTTCGTCACCAATGCCACGGGATCATACTGAGTTTGTTGAACTAGGCTCGGTATTTTGTCGTATTGACCTCCAAAATAATTTGCTATTTTTTGTGACGAAATAGGAGTAAATGGCTCGTTGAGATATTGTGTAGAGATTTGGTTAAGGTCATAATACTGCGAAAGCTGGTCAAGTGTATATATTAAGTTTAGTATTTTCGCTATAGCTTGTGCATACGTCTCGAATGAAGAAAGACGCTTATTACGATTATTTGCACTCATCATACATATCTCTCAAACAGCTGTTTAAAAAGTTATTAGCTGACCCGAGAATGGGCGAGGCTCGTCGCTTAGATTGTCATGGCGATCATTTTCTCCAACACGTCCATAGCTTTTCTGAAATCCATCTCTCTGTACAGTTCGTTCATAGTTTTTTGCATGTCCAACTTCAGTCCGTAAAATGTGTCTACGGTGTACAATATTTTTTTCAAAATGTCGGTGTCAGTTGCAGGCAATTGTGTTATATCAATCCTAGGTAGAAGCTTCAATGTTTGTACTTGTAATAATGAACTATCAAAACTCGTTATTACCACAAAACTAACGTTATCCTCTTCGAGTAGACGCTCTATTAACAGCTGTTTGTTGATGTTGAGATTGCCATGCATATGAATTATACCGACAGGTTTGTTTTCCTGCTTGAGTAATGTTATGATATCGTCGCTTCCATACCTGAGTGAAGTGGACTCTTGTAAATCTATAAGGTAAACGGGTCTATTCTCAATTGTAAGAAAATAGCTTGTTACTACTGCAGTCATAGTAAATAATGCTCCTTCGCATAACATTTTTACGTTCTTATTTTTGATATCAAAACGCCTGAGTTGAGGCAATTTCGTTATATCTAAAATACTTTCCTTATCTTGTAATTCGAATGGCACAAGTCTCCTCGGGAAGTTACTTTTTGACCTGAGAAAAGAGATAGTCCCAGTCTGTATTATAGTCCTGAACTCAGCTACAGAAATGCCGGTAGCAGATGCATAAAACGATAGTTTTTGTGTATCATATTCCTTATCCTCAACTTTGAAAGTTCTTTGTGTAGTTATCTTCCTGGCTATGTACTCATAAACGGTGTGCGAATAGGGAGGGAAATAAACTTTCCACGGAAACCTCCTCAGCATTGCGTCCTCCATATCGTTTATTGAAGCGTTAGTAGTTAATGCGAGAATCGAAGGATATTGCGAATCCGCAAATTCCTGCAATTTTTCTAATAATATATTCTTCATATTGTCCTCTACCAATTTTTCAGCTTCACCCCCTCCACCTCTTTTTAGTAAAAACCTTTCTCCCTCGTCAAAAACTATGATGGAAGGTTTGTTGGAAAATAGTTGTCTATTTATGAAATCGTTTAGCAATTGGTAAGGTTCACCGACGTATTTCGTCAAGAAATCAGTAGGTTGCTTAACAATTGCTTTCAAACCCAGAATCCTTGTAAGTAATTTAGTAGCAATGTATGATTTACCGGTGCCAGGGACGCCGTACAATAGGATGCCTCCGTGCAAAGTTCCTTCACTAAGGTAAGTCGATATAAGCTCCTTCAGTTTATTCCAAACTTCTATTGGTAAAACTAAGAAATCATCTCCAATATCTATTACTACGTAATTGTCGTCCTTCACTTCTTCCCCATTCTCTCTCTTGAATTTTAGACGGCTTATCTTCGGCAAAGGATGATCAACATGGATGAATTGCGTGTACTGAGACGAGAAGATACAGCTTGGTGGGTATGCAAAACGTATGTTTGTTATGTCGGCGTTCACAACGTCACCGTCCCGTGGCTTAAATGAACTTGCAACGACTTCGCATATCATAAGTCCTCGCCACCGAGCTTGCTCAAAATAAGATCTTTGTTTTGTTTCTTTCCTCCTCCTTGTTGCTTCATCTTCTGTAATAATTCGTTAGGATTAGTTACTCTTTTTATTTGGAAATATCTATTCGCTAACATTATCAAATAACAATCTCTAACTTTTGTGTAATTAATGCATGCAAGTATTTTCGTTCCATCGATTTTCAATGTCTCTAATGATTGTATTTCGTCTATTGGAACGAATGGGTCTAATATGGATAAACTTTTCTGCAACCCGCAGTTTTTCACGATACAGTTAAGAATAATTAACCTCGTTTGTTTAGGCAAATCATCACGTAGTAATAGTTTTATCAAGGTCTCTGGTTCGCCCTCCTCATCTTTGTCCCCTAAAGCTTCAGATATTAATGAAATCATATCAGACGGTGTAAGTTCAGTTGGCATCATTTGCCACCTTTTAGACTTAGACAGATTGGAAACTCGGGGTCGAGGTTTATATTATCTATTTTTAGCGTCTCCTTTACTTTTGCTCTCGCCTTTTTTATCATACGGTATAGCGAAATATTATTGTCGGTGCAAACGGCTAGTGCTATATAAAAATCTAACGCAGACGCCAGTAATACGTCTGTAATGCCTCCAACTTGGTCTGCTGGCACGTTGACGCTTACCTTCTTCTCCTCATCTCTAAATGTTATTACATTACTAACCTCATAATACTGGTTAGGCAATTTTAGTGAAAAGCAGTTGACGAAATATTCTGCTACAGGCTCAGGTAAATACGTCCTCACATTAACTGCATAATATTTCATGATCTTAACTTGGACAATAACCTTAAAAAGCGAGCTATCTCTCCTCTTCTGTGGAATGAGAGCCACCAGTCGGTAAAAATGCTTTTAAACTCTACGCAATACATATGTTTGAGGGAAATAAAAATGGAATCGCGTGAAGTAGCCGAACTCGTGTTAGACAGAGTAGTCAATTATTGTAGTAAAGTAAATGATAACACGCTGGAATGCATGGCAGACCACAGCCCAGACCAATTAGATGTATTCATAGACGCATATCTTAAGGAGAATGAAGCTGAAGATCTCGACAAGGCGATTGAAAATTCAGGCAAGTACTGGGACGAGGTGAAAAAGGAGTACGAGAAGCTGTGGAAAGAATGGTGGATTCATGATATCGCCTATCATCTCGACGACGAATTAAAAGTGCTATATGAAGCAATAGTTTATAATGATTTGCTTCTTAGTGATTCCCATAGGGTTAGACGCCTAAAAGCTTATGAAGAATTACTAAACGAGTTTAAGGATGCAATTAGACATGCATTAAAGGATAAGAAGCCGTTAACTGAGCTTGAATTGTATAACTGGTACAAGAAAATGGGTGAGGCTGTCTACGGATATAAAAACAATGATTACGATAAGGAAGTTACTTATTATCTAAACTATTATAATGATATGTTGGACGATGACGACAAACTAGAGCTACTAAGCATATTACTAAATGATTATATAGATGGCGATTTATACTACATAAAACAAAAGTTGTCTGAATTTGGAGCTTTAACAAATAAAAGCTAAACTTTTTTACATAGAAAGGGGGTTAAGGGGGCGTAAAGCCTCGCCCTTTAGGACGGGATAACACACAAAAAGAGCTAAATCTTTGAATACACGGCTGAAAATAATTCGCCGGCATCATAATCATTAAATTTATAATATTCATCACAGATTTCGTCTATTATGTATTGCATTTCATCAGGCACTTCATCATTATATACATGTATGCACGTAACCACTAATCCATTATTTCTTGCAAAGTTCTTGAAATGAGAAAGCGTAGTATCATAGTTCGTCTCAAAATCAGATAGTATGAAGATCTGTTTTACGTCCTTTAACCCTGGATAGTTATTATAATATTCCATGAATTGTCTTAGTGCAACCATCATGTCCGTTCCTCCTCCAGGTTGGGTCTGAGCTAGTTCGAAAACGTTGTTAACATCTATAGGCTCGGTTGTCGAAGAACTGAAGTATTGCACAAACACCTTCTTACTATTCTTTTCTGCTTCCATAGCAGAAGCTAAGGCTACAGCAGAAACGTTTTCGAACGCCGTGTACCCGTTCGGCATAAAAGTTCCCATAGACCCGCTTTTGTCTATCATGAAATATAAGTCCCCAACGCCCTCATTTTCTACCGCTCTTTGGAGTAAGGCTCTGTTTGTATACCGTTCTAGGAAAATCTCGTCTGGTAAAACTAGTTGACTCTTAAACATATGTTTGACATTATTTCCAGTTGTTATTCCCTTCATCACCCCTCCCTGATCTTTAACGCCTCTGTTAGCGTACTGTAAATCAACTTGATTAGCCAGAGCCAAAAGCCTGTTAGCACTCTCTAATAATTCTAAAACTCTAGGATTGATATCCTTTAATACTCCTCCTCCTGAGCCTTTCCCAATAGATAACGCTGATAACGACATTTGAAGACTTTCTTGCAATTCATCTAAAATCCTTGATTCTTCATCTATGTTATTTTCGAGGTCTTCTATAATATCTTCGTTTTCGTTTCCCTGCCCTTCTCCTCCTGATTCCTGTCCTTGTTCACTATTTTGACCCTGGTTGCCTTCTTCTCCACTTTGCTGTTCTCCTTGTGATCCTCCTTCTGATTCCTCTCCTTCTTGTTCTCCTTCTTCTCCACTTTGCTGTTCTCCTCCTTCACCTTCTTGTCCTTCACCTTCTTGGGTTTCTCCTTCTCCACTTTGGCTCCCTTCGCTTTCACTTTCCTGCCCTTCTCCTGGTTCCTGTTCCTCACCCTCTTCCTCTCCTTCTTGTCCTCCACCTTCTTCTCCACCTTGACCCGCTTCATTTCCGCTTTGTCCTTCGTTTTCCTGCTCGTTACCTTCCTGGCTTTCTTCTCCTTGTTCGCCATTTTGACCTTCTCCGCTTTCTTCCCCGCTTTGATTCTCTTCGTTTTCGTTTCCCTGCCCTTCCCCTTGTTCACCTTCTCCTCCTTGTTCACCGTTTTGCCCTTCTTGTTCCTCACTATTTTGTCCTTCGTTTTCGCTTTCCCCTTCTGATTCCTGCCCTTCTTGGACATTGCCCTGTTCTCCTTCGTTTCCTTCTTCTCCGCTTTGTTGCCCTTCTTCTCCTAATTCTTGTCCTTGTTGTCCTTCGTTTTCGTTTCCCTGTTCCTCACCCTCTTCTCTGTTTTGCTGTCCTCCTAGTTCCCCTTCTTCTCCACCTTCTTCTCCCTCCTCTTGGTTGCCTTCTTCTCCACTTTGCTGTTCTCCACCTTGCTGTTCCCCTTCTTCTCCTTGTTGTACTTCTTCTTGGTTCCCTTCTCCACCTTCTTGTTGCCCTTGTTTCTCATTTTCCTGCTCGTTACCCTCCTGGCTTTCTTCTCCTAATTCCTGTCCTTGTTGCCCTTGGCTCCCTTCGCTTTCACTTTCCTGCCCTTCTTTTCCCTCTTGTTGTTTTTCTCCTTCTTTTCCACCTTTTTGTTGTTGTTTTTCTCCTTTTCCACTTTGCTTCTTTTCGCCTTGTTTATTTTCGCTTTGCTTCTGCTCTTCTTGTTGTTTCTGCTGTTCTTGTTGTTTTTCTCCTTTATTGGGTCTGTTGCGTCTGAATTTTTTCTCCTGTAATTCCTGTTGTAACAGCTGTTTGATAGTGCTGAATGATAAACCTTGCAAGTTTTTACGTTGTATCATACGCCGAATATTGTCTAATTTTTCGTTTATGTCGTTTATTCTATCTAAATCGATATTTTTTAAAAAATTATAAACAAAATAAGCGAGGACTGCTGGGAATTGCAACAGAAGTTTGTTTTGTTCTGATGCTATCTTGACAAGTTTATATACAGTATCTCTTAAACTATCCATAGCGTCGGGTGTACTTGAAAGATATCTAGACCAACGTTCATAATCATTTATCAGTGTTTCAAAAATAGTGTTTGCTAGTTCTGTTAGTTCTCTCTCATCATCTTCATTATTATTAAAGAAGCTTTGCATAATATACTCACGTCGTCACTTGTGTTATTTGTGAAAGTATCTTCTTAATTTTTTCTAATGTGTCTATGAAAGCTAGTATTTTAGTCCTTACCTCACCTATAGTATCGTCAAGACGCTTCATTATTACTTCTTTTTGCTCTTGGTTTACCGCTCCTCTTGGTAATGCGTCCGAAAATTGCGGGAAGAATTTTCGTATCCCTGCGATAAGTTTGCTGTTCTCGTCGCTTCCTCCTAGTTTCATTAGTTCGTTATATTTACTTTCAATTTCAGCTTTTATCTTGCTATAAGCTTTATCGAGCTGGGTCATTGCATTAGCTTTTATACGATCTATATCTATCTTGTTAGAGACATTAGATACAATACTTTGATGCAGTTTCTGTGCTAAAGTCCTTATTTTAACATTATTGGCATACCTAGTTGCAATATCGTATAAGGTACCTTGAGCTATTATAAAATTATTCAATTTATACAGTGTGTCACCAGTACTATCTGTTACCTCCAAAAATTTCTTAACAAGATCTGCTCTATCTTTTGCTAATTCGGGCGTCGTCGCTGGAAATGATTTAGTAATAACATCTACAGCGTAAGCCGACGTGTCGGCTAGCAACTTATTTAGGTTTTCGTCTGTAAAGATTTTCTCTGCTGTTTTAGAAATACTTTCTACCAGGCTATCAATATCAAGAGAAGACTTATTCAATCCACTTGTGTTGAAATACGATTTGATCAATGTCGGGACTAGAGAAGATACTATATTCTTTAGCTCTGGGGTGAATGGAATTGTAAGATAGAATGCTAATGCAGTATGCACTGGTGTAATTGTTGAATTGCCGAACATTTCACGTAATGCGTTAGCGACTTGCATTATACTTTTGAATTTTCTCTCGCTGATTGTCAGATATCCACCCATCGATCTGAAGTACGACCTGACAATTCCGGAATCACTAAACGCTCTTGGGTTTTGCAAAGCCTGTGCTATTGCACCTAGGATGAGATTAGCCTGCTTCACCGCTTCGAGTACAATATCTTCCGTTATGTATTTGGCGGAATCTGAAAGAATTTTATCTTGTATTTTTTTAACTTCGTCATAACTCGTTACAGTTGGGATGGAAGTAGGCTTAGTTGCTGTGAGGACTTTATAATACCTTTCTGTGATTGAGCTGAGGTTTTGCACGTCTTCCAGGTTAGGCGAAAGAACTGTAGCAAATACCTTGAACCTATCGAGGAATGCTCTGTCCGCTTGTGTGTTTACCCTCACCTCGTTTGAAGCAGAAAAGAACGCTAGCCACGGTAACGAGATCTCTTTACTTCCATTTCTGAACTTCTTTTCGTTGATTGCTCTGAACAGCGATTCGGCAAGGACTTTGTTGCTCTTGAAAATCTCGTCTATAAAAACTAATTTAGCAGAAGGCAAGAAGCCTTCAGTAATATATTCTAGTACTCCTTCTTCTCTCAATTTTTTTAGGTTGGTATTTCCAAAAATGTCTTCTGGTGTCATTGCCTCGTGAGCGAGTACTATAAAAAGCTCTTCTGGTTTAACCCCATCGATCATTTTCGAAAGGATTTCGATAGTATACGTTTTTGCAGTCCCAGGGTCTCCGATGAGCAGGGTAGGAAACCCTGTCAAAAGTCCTATTATCACAGCTGTTTTGACGTCTTCATTTCCGACAACGTATTTATCTAACTCGTCCTTAAACCGTGTTGCAACAGTAGTAACATCAGCAGAAGACGACAAAATTTCACTGTTCTTTTCTTGTGCTTGTAATTGCATAAAAACATCTGGCGTTAGAAACTTAAAAATCTTCCTCAAACAGGTGTTTGAGCCTTAAAACCCGCTTTTTAAACGACTTCTGGGGAAAGAAATTATCATGAGCCTAAATAACTCCAACACTAAAAAACAACAACAGCAACAAGAACCCACGTATGAAATACCAAGCACGACAACGCCTGCACCACCGCAACTGTTTCCACAAATACAACAAACCCAACAACAACCTCAGTTATCGCCACTTGGGAAGAGGAATATTGTAAAAGTTGACCCAAACCTGGTCAGGCAAGCAATCAGGGAAAAAGCTATCATACCGACAAGGCAGGTGACCCAAAAAGAAGCCATCAAAATAACAACTGTGCAAGAAATCCTAAACAATTATGTCTTAATTCTAACAAAAGATCTTAAGAGCGGGTCTCTGCAGTTCTACGGCACCCCATATAATATAGATGATAATTTCCAGATTTTATTATCGATTTTGACGGATAGGTTTTCAAGTCTTTCCATTGACGAATTGTCTGAAAAGTTTTCAGAGCTTCATAGTTTGATATCAATCGATGCAAATTATGATGATATAATAGCTAAGCTTAATGATGCACATAAACTAGTAGTGTTACTTTTGTTAGCGTTTGAAAGGAGTATCATGGAAGTTGCAGGAGTAAGCTCATCGAAAATGAGAGTAGAAATGTTATCTCCACTCGAAATAGCACAGACGTTAGGTATTACTCCAATAAGTACCGATAGGTTGTAGGAGATAGGGATTTCATCGTGGTTTACAGGGGGCGATTATGGAAGAAAAATTGAAAGATAGTATATCATGGTTTTTGGCAGGGCTAGGTTTAACCAGTCTAGGAACGGCATTTTTAGGTGACGGAAAACCGTATTTACTGCCTACAGCATTTCTCGTTGTTGCTTTAGGTATGCTCTCTATATTCGTAAGGCAAAGAATACTCATTGTTTCGGCTTTTGCTATTGCGACTATTACAGCTGTAGTGAATATAATGACAGGATTACCTATCCTAACGGATGAAGAAGCAATAATATTATATGCGTCACACTTATTCCTCGACGGAAAAAATCCGTACCTTTACTCAATGGCTAAAGCGTTTTCCATATATCACGTTCCGTATAACGTTGTGACCGGCACTACGTCAAACTCATTTTTGCCGTCCGTCTATATTTACCCCCCATTATCGTTCATCAGCGTTGCAGTTTTGCATAACCTTGAAACAGTAAACGTAATAACAGCTGTTTTAGCTTTTACGTACTCCTTCCTCAAAAGACGCGAAAACGTTTTCATCGCATCTTTTTTCCTATTTCCTGCACTTTCGTACGATTTTGCGACAGGGCAAGAACTGAACCTTTTCGCATATTCTATTGCGTTTCTTGCAATATTTAATGAGAGATTGAGATACCTCCTCCTGGGAATCTCTGCAGACGTAAAGCAGTTTGCAATATTGATAGCTATTCTTCTAATTAAATTTGAAAACCAAAAACTTAGAAAGATAACGGAATTCACGTTACCGTTACTGCTCTCATCAATACCCTTCATTTCAAAGCAATACCTTGCGTCCGTTATAACTATTACACAACCGGTTGCAAACCAGGGCATTTCGTTTTCACTTCTTACCGCATTCGGGTTACCTATCCCATCATTCGTGTATACCGTACTTGAGGTGTCTCTTTTCGCATTAATCCTATTATATAATAATAGGAAAGAATTGGCTTGGGGTCTTCCGGCGTTAATATGGATATTCTCTTTTAGAGATTTGGGATATTTCACGTTTTATTTTGCGTTACAATACGTAGAATGGATGATGGAAGATGGAAAAGTTTGAAGTCGTACTAATGTTAGTAGTTATAATACCATCTCTTTTCACGTTTTCTATTTTTTTCTATCACCCGCAATTGCATGCAAAAGTATTGGATTTTTACGATATAGGAGAAATAAACAAGTACAACGTAATAACGATATGCATACAAAACCCTACCAATAAAACATATGTATTGGTGCCTATAATTAATAGTCATCGTTGGTACCCAAACATAATAATCCTAAAACCGCACGACTATGTTATAGTAAACGTTACAGCACCAGACCCTACTGTTGCTATTTCACAAAACTCTCCCTATGTAATTACCTTCTATTTGTATAATACTCAAACTGCTGTCTTATCTATAAGCGGATTCGCCCCCACAGGTACAATATATCCGATCGTAAATCCTAGTTTTACTGTAATATACAACTCATCGTATGGGGTATCGGAATACGGTTGGCAGATACTATATAACGGGAATGTAACAGTGCAAAAAGGAAAAATCATCATAAATGGAACAGCACTGATAGAACAGACATTATACTACCCAGTAAATGGAAGCATAATGGTGGTACATAGTGGTGGGGAAGTAAAATTGTCCATATACGATAATAATATAGTTATATACGCAAAGAATACTACGATCTTTTCCGTAATCATAAATGGAAGTTAACGAGCGGAAAACCTCACCCTCCCAAGGGGTCAGACCCCATTCCGCTCTCATAAACAGCTGTTTGAGGTTTTTATACCAGTTTTTGAAGTATAATATTGTGAGCTACATGTCTCAAGAATTTTCACACGACAAAGAAGGAGGAGAAAGTATTTTCCCTTCTTATAGAAGCCTTTCAAAGCTATCAAAGGTGGATTGGGATGTTGTAGAGAAACTGATAGAATCATTCCTAGACAAACACATGAGGACGTGGAGTACATATGCCTACTTCATCATTGACGACGACACCATGCTGATTAAGGTATACCGGGGTTATGAGGACAATGAGCCGGCGTTCACAATAAAAGCGAGATTAGTAGCTGAAAAGCTAGAACTCCTCGAGGTGAGGTAAATGAAAGTTCCAGTGTTCATAAAATATAGCAGATTAGAGGACAACTGTTATTATGATAAACTAGAAGGGATCATATGTGGCGACTTCAAAGATTACGTTGACATCGACGTTGACGATGTCCACTTTGATCGTACTGATCTAGAAGACATAGTGAACGAATATATGGATGACATTGCAGACATTTTAATGATGGATAAACGTCTTTTAGACGAACTATTGAAAAAACTAAACAGAAACAACAGTATTATAAGGTAATTTGTATGATAACAAAATATCCTGAGCATTTAACTCAAGAGTCACGATTAAAGGTTGTAAAAAGTTATATATTGCACGAATTAGCATCGTTAACCCGCGATAAAACCCCTGATATAATTAATATAGACGGGCTAGTCAAAAAATGCCATGAGCATAAGAAAGGAATAGAAGAGGACTGTAAGGGGTATGAGGGCGAGAGGTTGAATACAAATTCATGAAACCCCAATGAATTGCCTTTCCTATTAAGGCTCTTCAGCTCAAATTTTCTAACAGCTTCTTAAACTCGTATAATTTATTATCACCCTTCAACGTCTTCATTATCTCGTCTTTATCATTTCCTAGCAGTTGTAGAGTATATGCTCTCTCCTTCAAATGCTTCAATATGCTTCCGCTCACACCAAAAGTATTCATTATTTTTTCTCCAGATACAATCGGCTCTGTTATCCTGCCAGACATGTTAAGTATATTCTCACTTCCAGTATCCGCGTGAGATAGCTCTATGAGTTTATTATACATCTCTCTTACTTTCTCAGGATTCCAATAATACAATGACATTAACTTAGTAATTAATTGTGCCTGGTTCTTCTCGTTATTCTGTGCTAGATTGAAGTCCATATGCATTTCTATTAAGTTAGAAACGTCCTTTATCAGGTTGTTAGGTAACTTTAGATTCTTCATTAATTCCTTTGCAATTTCTGCACTCTTTTCAGCATGACCTATGAACATTATCTTCCCGTTTTTTTCGCTCCTAGTATAAGGTTTGCCTACATCGTGATAAATTACTGCTAATAACGTTTCAATATCTGGGTTTCTAAGTCTCTTTAACGCCTCATATGTGTGCTCAATAACATTCTCGCCGTGGTGTGCACCCCTATTATCATGATAGGTATTCTTTAATGCATCGTAATGTTCTTCATAGAGATATTTTAACAGACCGAACTCGTCGAGTAGTTTAAACCCCTCCGCAGGGTTAACCTTTAGTATTTTTAGTATCTCATCACTGATTCTCTCTATAGGTAATCCGTCCAGCTTATGAACGTTCTTCTTCATTATTTCCAGTTGGTCTGGGGACATTTTATAGCCGTAAAGGACAAACCTTATCCCCCTCAGTATCCTAAGCGGATCCTCATCTATTCTCTCCTGTGGATTTCCTACGAACCGTAACGTATGATTACGTAGATCCTCCAAACCGTTATTGAAATCAAGTATCTCCATGACCAATTTATTTCCGTGAATATCTACTATCTTGCCATAGAGGTCATTAATTGTAAAATCCCTCCTTCTCGCATCTTCTTCTAAAGAAGCACCGAGCTCAACGGTAGGCTTACTAACAGTGTCATATCTCTCCTTCCTCAATGAAGCAAAATCATACTTATCTCCTATCCTAAGGACTCCGAAATCTATGCCGTCCTCGTGAATAGGTAAGTTCAACTCCTCTGCCAACTTTAACGCTTTATCGAAATCGGTGACTACAAAATCTAAATCCTTAGGCTTGTTGCCAGTCAGGATGTCCCTAACAGTGCCACCAACAAGATATACGTTATTTGTGCCTAATTTTTGAATATATTCTAAAATTTCAGGATTATCGAGTTCTACTTCTATACGTTCCATGCAAAAACATATGTTTTAATATTTAATAAGGGTTCTGTTTTGGGTTTGGTTTCTCCTTTTTCGTATCTGTTTACAATAAATATTTTTTAAAAAAAGCTTAATTTGTAATCCCTAGTTTGCTGAACAAAACAGGAGAAGTTTTTATTTTACACCATGATCTAAGTAAGTCTGTGAGTAGACATATAGTTAATTCATTAAGGCTGTTCTTAGGCGAATACACGTTAGTATTTGTAATACTGATGGTCATCTATTCTAAATATTTCTTTATATTCTATATTAGAGTATATTCCCTTAGTATCCCCCTACTCTTAATACCCTATATAGTACTATCAGTCCTTTTAATAATTTCGAATTATGGATATTATCATTTAATAACTACAGAGAAAGACAAAGAAAGCCCGAAAACTTATCACGTGACTGAAATAGAAGATTTGAGTGCAATCTACGCTAATATAATAATGACTTACGTGTTAGCTTTATTATCGATTTTTCCAGCTACGTTAATCGGACTCATTGCGTTTATCATAGTTTTATTCTTTATATTTGAGTTATTTAAGGATAGCGAAATCTTATTCTTTAATCCTATTCTCTCCCTAATGAATTGTAGAATTTACAAGATAAGAGTAGAAGAGCATAATAAATCAATTTATATAATATATAAGGAAAAGATACAAGAAGGAGATTACATCAGGGTTCGTCATTTATATGAGAACATTTATTTAGATGAAAGAATTATAAGGAAAAAGAAGGCAAATGAGTATCTAAACTTTCTATAATGGGCTATCCCTCATATTGATGAGGCTTCCCACCCATTAACCCTTTCTTTGTAAAAAGTTTTGAATTTAATATGTTAATTGTAGCGAGTTATATTCCTTTATTTTTTTATCTATATCATACATTGTTTTCCCAAGAGAAGTCAAAAGTGTAGCTAGTACTTCAAGCTCTTCAGTTTCGCTTAAAGAACGTTCATAATAACTGAGGTAATACTTAAAATTATTAGTATATGATAGTCCAGCACTTTTAACTATATCTTCTGTATATTTTCTTAGCTCATTAGCGTTCAGCGGGGTTTGGCTTTTTAATGCATCCAATATTGCTTTGCCTAGTTCATCTAAGGCTTCGTTCAGTGTCTTAAGTCGATGTTTCTTTTTCTCAACGTTTATTGTATCGTCTTCAATTATTGATCCATAAATAGACTGGATTTCCTTACCTAACCCTTCTGCGATAGCATTATTAGGTACTTTTTCTAATTTGTCTAGATCAGTATTACTATTTTCTTCTTCCTTATTCTGTTCTATGTTCTGTTGTTCAGGAGTAAGAGTCTGTTGCTCCTGAGGATTACCGAAAACTATTACAACGTTTTTTCCTAGGTTAATCACACGCTCGTTGCCCGTGAGGTACTGAGAATAGTCTCCTTCTGGTAAAAGCACAGCAGGAGAAGAGCCGTACGTGCCTATGACCAGTTCTGGGTAGAGATCAAGCGGTAACTTATCAAGGAATTTCTGTAACTCAGGACTCTGAACATTTTCGCTAGGTGTAAATTCTGCTGGTGGTTTTGTAGAAATGCCATAAATTTGTTCGTACTGAGATAACAGGAAATTGGAAATTTCGTTTATAATCCCCTTGGGGATGAGGAAAATGTACGAGAATAGGAGACTGTCATTATCGTGAGAAATAAAAGTCTTATACATGATGTCGAAATTTTCTCGGATTTTAGGATTAGCGGATTCTAAAATTTGAATTAACGATTTGACTTTTGCTTCAGCAGATTTCCGCTCATCTTCGGAATAGGTGTGAATAGATCCATTGTATTCTAGCATGATCACATCGAAAGCAAAACGTCCAACTGTAACATCCTGTATTATACCAGCCTTTATTATACTAACATAGACAGTCCTCTCATAAATCTTGAAATCATATGCTTCGATTACCTCGTTGAGTTCACCTAAAGCGAGGGTTATCATTTTTTCTCCATATGTCACATCTATGAACGGTGGGTGCTCGAGATCGTATATCCTAGATGGAGCTTTTACTTCAATTATGAACGGCATGTATCTTGGTAAGTACTCAAATCTAGATGCTACCATAGGCTTATAGTTAACTAACGTTAACGAACCGTCGTACTTAGCTGACAGCTTTTCGGGACGTGTAAAGTCTTCACTTAAAATGAAGTCATCAAAAAGAGTCCTAGAGAGATACTGATCTAACGGAACAAGCGGTGAAGCATCGTTACTACTCATTTTTACATCACTCAAACATATGTTTGCTTGTAGTTATTAAAAATTGCTTGCTGTCTCTTCGCCCTTCAAGGCGAGGTAGCTCACAGAAAGTTTAGATACTCATTTGCCTTCTTTTTCCTTATAATTCTTTCATCTAAATTAAATAAACTTTCGGTTGCAAATCTATCGAAGTGCGGGCTAACGTGGAATATTTATATTCATCCTGATAAACTGCAATGCTTTCAATAATTGCGTTTTCTTCTCAGTTACGCATTCTCTATAGTACTTCGCCGTGCATCTTTTTTCAATAGCATTTTCACTAACGTGGAATATTTATATTCATCCTGATAAACTGCAATGCTTTCAATAATTGCGTTTTCTTCTCAGTTACGCATTCTCTATAGTACTTCGCCGTGCATCTTTTTTCAATAGCATTTTCATCTATGGCTAATTCGCTGACAAGTGTCTGATATAATGATGTGCCTTTAATACTGCTAATCATAGTAGCCGTCCTTATTTGTACGTCTTTCAATATGCTCAGAACAGTGAGTACATCGAACCCGTTGGGGTTAACGAATTTTGTCAGTACGTCTATGAGATACGAACTTTCAGTCACAAGTGCTTCCTCGTTGACATAAAACAGATGTTTTTTCCTTGTGCTATTTAGTATTTTCGTTACCAACGGCTTAACATCGTCACCAGACGCATTCATTACGATGAACATTATATCGCAACCGATTTTTAGGATCTGCCTTAGTTCGTCCTCAGACGTCGCATTCTCATATTTTGTTAGAACTAATTCCCTCCATAGCTCTTCTATCTCATCGCTGTAATAGGTAAGCATCACAGTGTTCAGCCTCTCTATAGCTAAAGTAGGATACACCATACTACTGTTCCCCATGCATACCTCTTTATATACGATGAATTGGAATTGCTCAGCAGAAGGGACTTCGTCTTTTTTAGTATATACCATTGCCGTCCACGACCTCACTCAACCGTAAACCAATCACAATTGCACGAAACATTGTTTATATCTTCAATTATAACACTATCACCTAAACATACCGCAATACGCTTATGACCAGTCCTTTTCACTTTCGCTATAATACAGTTATTATAGTTAAACGTAAGGTGCTGAAAACCACCTATATCGAATTCTAAAGCGTCGAATACCCCCACATCAGTTTTATACTGTATTTTACGGTACGAGGAAATGTAATATTCAAAAGTTGTTGTCGAGCTTACTAGTGCAAATTTCTTTAGGTCGACTTGTTTTTTTAGAAAAATTACATAGTTAGTACCTTGTATCATCACGTCTGTGATAAAGTAAATCCCAGGGTACGTGATCCTGTGCTGTAACCTGCTGGCTATCCCCATATCAATATAAACAGCATATTCATTCTCATTTTCGACTATTTTGTATATTTTATTTTTGAATACATTACGTAGATAGTTGAATAATATCACATTTTTCCCAACGAGTGACTGTAAATATGAGAGAGACATTACGACCCCAACCCCAGACCGAGCGATATTTGTTTATTAATAGAAGCCACGTACTCCTTCCTCGCGACACTAGCGAAAATAAAGTAATTATTGAAGGTAATCCCAACGGCACCGAATGTATCAAATTCCTTTGAGAAGTTTGCAGGGTTATCGTCTTCAATTCTGTTTATGGCGAAATAATTCGTCGCACTGTTATTTCGTTCTAGGTTGAGCCAAATCCACCTTGGGAAAATGAAAAACTTCCTTTTAGTGTTCGCATTCATTTTTTGTACTTTTGCTCTTTCTATTGCATACGCTTGCGAAGAAATGTGAACTATGGCAAAATAGACTATCCTGTCACTCGGGTTTCCCTGGTTTACTTGTGTAGTCATCTTATAGTATAATTTTAAAAAATCAATGGGCAAATCCAACATCACAGAAATACCGTTGGTTTCCGAATACATTATAGCGACATGTACACCATTTTTCTCTATTATACTCGTTTTTTTATCGATTTTGACTGTTGCTGGGGGCAAAAATAATAATGCGTCGTAATTCTTATAGACGCTTGGCAACGCTTTTTTCTTATTCACTAACATGGGTAACATGAGTATTACCCCTAAGGTATGAAATAACCATCATCTTTACTACTGCCAGAAAGGTGCAACACGTCAACCGCAAACGCGTAAATAAAGTATACTATAGACATCCCAAGGATTGCGACACTGATGTATAGAAGTACAGTCCCATCGGTACTGTAAGGTGTAATTCTGTACGTCACATTGAACGGTGTAGTGTACACAGGGTTGTACGTTATGTAAGGAGAAAGATATAGGGAAATTAGAGTAAAGCCGACAGAAAACGTTAGAAACGGCAAAGCAAGTCGCAGATGGGTTAAGCTACTGTTTCTTAGCAGAAACAGCTCAATTACGGTCATGATAATGAACCCCCCTGCGACGTCGATAAGAAAGACCTGGGTGTAGAAAAAGGGGGGCAATGCATTTATTAGGGTTGAATTTGTCGTCATACCTCCTCAACATCTCCGCACAGTTCCTTTTCGGTTACGATTTCTTCGATTGTGGTACCGTTCCTAATTCTTTCCGTTATTACCCTCATGGTATTAAGGAGGGATATAGCCGTGAATGGTGGTGTTTTTACTTCTTCGGTTACTCCGTCCTCCTCCTTAACTCTCCAATATCCCTTCAACAGGAGATACATATATGACAACATTTCAGGAAAATCTTCCTCATAGTATTTACTTTCAATAGAAGAAATTGCCTCGAATGCCTTCAAAAGGATCTTACACTCGGGTTTCATATCTTTAACTTGCCACTCACAGAGTTTAAAAATAAACCAAGACGAATCGTTTCTTAAACATATGTTTGAGAAGTAACTCGACTTTTTTTAAGAGTATCGCGTGAAGAATTTAACATGGTAAGCTCGAAAGTCGACATAGATAAATATTTCATAGTCCGCGTTCAAGGATTCATGCCCGCAACTACACCAGTTATAGGTGTGTCATACGTCACTTTCTACGTCAGAGTCGAAGCCAACAAAGTCGCACACACAAACTTATTATGTATAGGCATAGGTGACGGGCATAACACTCTTTATATTTCTGCTGTTATGGATAACGAATATATCAAGAAACATCGCGACATAATGGTAAATTCAAACCTTAACATTTTCAAATTCGGGATATATTTCGTTTTTGATGACGGGAAAAACAATAAGAAGATCTACCTATTTATTGAACCGTTTGACCCAGCGACTTTAGAAAAACTGCAGGAAGAAAAAAACGACCAGGAAGCGATAAACTACTTTAATACTAAATTTGGTGGGAACTGTAGCAAACTAGAATGGGAAAGAGACGAAAAGGGTCTCAAAACATTTTACTTCGTGTATAATGTCGAGGGGAAAGCTAAGGAGGTAGAGTTCAAAGAAGAGAATGGAAAAATAACAATACTAGGTTTTAAACAAACAGGGGAGAGTAAAGCCAAGTGATGTTAATCCTAGATTTGGACGGCACGCTTTTCGATACTTCTGCCAGGTGGAACGAATGCGAGAAGCTAGCCAACGGAAACAAACGTATGTTTTGGGAATGCTATCAATCGCCGAGGTTCATGAACCTGGACAAACCTAAGTGGGACGTTATCACGTTTGTGCAACAGTTAATTGAAGAGAAAAAACCAGAAGTGATAGCAGTAGTCAGCGGGCGTTCGGAAAAACAGCGTGAAGACACTCTCAAACAGCTGTCAGAGATAGGGATAGAGCCAAACGAGGTCGTGCTGAGGGCTGAGAAGGACTTCAGGAAAGACCATGAGTTTAAGAGCGATGTGGTAAGGAAGCTCAGGGAAAAATATGGAGAGGGTAAGGTAATAGCGATAGATGACAGTGACGCAGTGCTAGAATATCTGGGAAAAGAAGGGGAGATAGAA